TAAGGTCTTTGACCCATGCAGTTGCAGCAACACCAATACCACCTTCAAATGTTACAGATGCTGTTGATACGTTTGAAGCATCAGTAGTATCAGCAACGTTTAATAAGACACCTGTAGCAAAGTTCCAATCAGCACCTTCTACTTGTAACTTATCTACACCTGCCTCATCATAGTATACGGAAGAATCCTTACCAGTACCAAAATGAAGCTTCATATCGTCAGCGATACGCAAGTCGGGGGTACCTGCTACACGCTTGATGTCTACAACAGCGTCAGAGTCATTGAATACAAACTCTACATCACCTGTAGTACCAAATTCTAATTCTTGTCCATCTTCAATGACAAGTTTACCTGTACCATTTGCTCTGAATATTAAGTCAGCATCTGTGGTGGCAGTAGTAATAACATTAGCATTTAAGTTAATGTCATCAACATTCCAAGTATCTACCTTTGAGTTACTGTCTACAAGAACCGCAGAAGAAGCAGTGACAGTTCCATGAACATGATCGAGCATGTCAGTGAAGAACCTACCACCTACTACCTGAGCAGCACCGTTATTATCTCCAGCAAATAAACGGTCACCCGCATTTGCCTGTGTACCGTTAGCACCTGTAGTTAATGCTAATTCACCATATGTAATGGTGCCTGGTGCGGTTGATCCAGTACTCCTTTTGATGAGTATATTTGATGCCATCAGAAGCTACCCCCGTTGATAGTGATGTTATTGAGAACGTTTGTTGGAACAAATTTTGTGTTGGCTTGGTCGTAAACCAGAACTGCGCCATCCGCAATTCCACCTTGAGATACGTCTGTGAGATCAACATCAGACATACCACCAATAGTACCACCGCCACCACCTGTGGCTACTCGTGTTACTCTTGGTACTGATTGATCTCCAAATCTGAGTCTTGCCATTAGACGGTTACCCCCTCAAGTACGCTTACAGAACCTTCCAGAACTCTGGATTTTATACCAGAAGTTGCGGTAATAACGACATCATATACGTACCTGCCGTACTTCATTGCGGCAGTTTGTCCATTTGTGAGAGATAATTGAATCTGCCCACTAGTTGCGGGAGATAGAATTGCAGCAGTTACAGTAGTGGACGTACTACTTGTGTAATGCTTCTTTATTTTACAAGCCACTGTATACCCAGTTAGGTTAAATACCGTCCCATTATCATTCTCGATATTGAAATCGATAATGAAATCAGAACCTTGATAAATCAGTAGATTGGATACAGCAGAAGCCATTCTCTAAAAGAATCCTAATTATTATTTAGCTTAAATCTATTTATCTGCTTTCTGGACTAAGTTTTTTACAATCTCCTTGAGTTCTGCTACTTCACTCTTTAAAGTTTCCATTTCTCTACTTTTATTCCTTGCATCAGCACGAGCTTTCTTATATGCATCATATCCACTATCATCAGTATTCAAAATAGCATTAGAATAAGAATCCCTGCCGAGGGTTGTGTGACCTTCAACAGGGATTAGTTCAAGTTCTTCAATCATTTATGCAAGAGCAATCGCTCTGAAATCCTTAACTCTAGGTATGTATGGCTGTTCGTAAGCAAGAAGACTGATCTTCACTTGGAAACCATCAAACTCAGCAGCATCATCTACAGTGTACTCATAATCAGTAAACGTAGTTAAATCATTTTGTGGAACTAACTGACCGCTATCTGGTATACCAGTGGTGTTAAAGAACTCGAAATTGAGATCATCAACATTACCTGAATAACCAACAGGGATCAATTTATACATAAGTCTAATCTCAGATTGTGTCCAAGTATTAGCAGCAAGCATAACCTTAAGTCCACTAGCACTCTTATTCATTCTTGCAACTTTAGTGATGTAATTAGCAGCACATTCTCCACCAATACCTGCAGTAGGTACAATATTATTAATAATATTAGCAGATGTTAATGTAGCAATAGCAGTTATATCAACAACAGGAGATAAATGAGTTACATCTGTTTCAAAATCTAACTCCATAGTAAAGGATTTAACATTACTCATCCTATTAACTTCATTAAGTTGGTTAGCAATAACCTTAGTTGCAGGGAAGTAATTCTCATCATTGATTGTTACATCTGACCATGCAGTATCTTTAACGAATGAAGTCTCTAGTCCAGCATTAGATCCATCGGAATCAGGACCACATGAGGTAGCTTGAGTACCTTTAACTCTACTAATAATACTACACTGTGGTTGTGTCTGATTATTAACTAATGGTGTTATAACATCCCATGCAACATTCTGAGAGGCACTCATTGTTGTACCACCACCAGCCATGGTTGTTAATGCTTTCTTACCAGTAATCTTTACTTTATAACTATGTGGACTATTAAGTGTCACAATAGATGTATGAGTCTTGTTGATATCTGTCAATGGGATACCATTAAGATTGTAACATTGTACAACTGCACCAGCTGCATGTGCTTTACCAGTTGCAGATCCACCAGAACCAGTATGATTCCTAGGTGAAGTTGTAATAAACTGTACTGTATTAGTACTAATTGCTTTGTATGCAATAATTTCATCACCACTACCATCTGCTTCAGCACCTAAGATCCTAATAAATCCTGGATACGTATCACTTACTGAATTACCACTTGGGTTTCCAGCAGTTCCATACATTGTGGTGTGGAACAATGATGCATCTGTTAATGTTGCTGAAGTTCCAGAAGCAGTAATTTGAGATGCAAGAGTTGTCTCTGGTACCTCAGAAACTACTCCACTGAGTTCTAGATAGTTAAGAGTTGATTGCATACCATGGTTACCATGGAATACTCGGATCTCATCATCCTGTGCAGTAAACTGTAATGCATTAGGTAGAAGACCTAAGTAACCACCATTAGCCTCACCAAGTTGAGCGTTCTCTAGTACAAGTTTACTATTGGATGCTGTAGATGGTTTTGTAAATTCTGCTCTATAAATCTTGAACATCAAGTCTTCATATTGAGAAGGTGTCCAAGTAGATGCGTTCTGTGACTTGAATAGTACACCGATATATGGCTGTTCAGATATCTTCTCACCAGCATGTGCAGCATCAATAGCATCCTTACCAAGGATAGAGATGAATACCTTATACTGATTAGAATCTGAAGTCAATACAACAGCATGTTCTTTTCTGAATGGAAGATATACTGGAGATTCAAATGTGAATGTAGTGGGTTTAGAAGCATCTGTAGATGTGAATACATCAGCAGGTTTCTTAATTACTTTGGAGAATGGTACAATAATCTGAGTTGGATTACCATTAACCACTGTTCTAATATCAAGTGATACTGGAATCTCATCATCTTTAGTATTAAAGAATATATCAATCTTAGTTAAGAATACACCACCTTCAAGAGCAGCATCTTCAATCAAGAATGTTTGTGCAAGTGGGTCACAGTGTCTAGTCTCTGAACTAGTTGTACTACTCGAACTAGTTAAAGTTCTAGCATCACTCATCTCTTCTGTAGTGACCTTAGCGTTCCTTACAGAAACAACATCTTCTTGAGTAGTCTGATGAATACCTGATGATGAGAATTCTGCTTCAGCATTAGAATCTGAGAACCCAATTACTTTACTATCAGTTGAATCATCAGTAATTCTGAATAGTTTAGTACCAGTCTTAAATGTGAGATTACCTGCTTTATTAGGAGCATCTATAAAGAATGAAGCACTAAAGCTACCTGATTTATCACTAACTAAATCCTTATTTGATACTTTAGCAACAGCACCTGAAGTCTCTCCTATAATATAATCATTGATCTTAGGAGATCCATAGTAACTACCCTTTGCTTGATCTGCAAGAGCATGAGTATCAATATTAATAAATGCTAAGTTTGAAGTATAATCAGAAGTAGAACTAATATCTGTACCGTCTAATGGGTTAATAGCATACTGTTCATTTGGTGCAGAAACTCTAGCTTTAAATCTAAATGCATTCTGACCCTTCTGAGTACTAGCATTTCCTTTCTTAACATAGACAGTTTCACCGATTTGGAAAGGAATACTGTTTGTTGTAGAATCAGTATTAGGATCTTTCACAAGTCCCATTATCTTAGGTGTAATTAGTTTCTTAGGAAGTGCAATACCATCAAAGAACGCAAAGAACTTAGTTCTTGGTTTTAGTTTTTGACAAGCAAACTCAATATTCCTAGAACGCATGAACTGAACATGATCAACTGATACAACCTTGTCGCCAAGAGATGTAGTCTCCAACACTGGAGTTATCTTATATCTAATACCACTTCTAGTTTGATTAGTAGTCTTAGTAGTTGTAGTAGTTGTAGTTCTGGACTGCTTCTTCTTAGCACTATGCCTCCAAGCACCAACTTTCGTACTTATACTTGTACCTGTCCAAGTGGTTTTCCATGAATTCCATTGAATAGGAGTATATCCATTCTGATCAGCATTATATTGTCTAATAGTTGTTAAGAAATTACCTTCAACAATAGTTTCCTTAACTCCTGCTAATTTAGTAGTATCTACCCAATTATCTTTCTCTGGATATAATGAAATATCTCCAACATATGTGAATACGTTGAATGGGTTTACATTCTCAACTCCAGATGCAAATGGTTGATCAAGTAAAACAGTATCATCATATGGTAATGTTACTAGATCACCAGTTGTTCTTACATTGGTAGATGATGTTGAATAAACAAGAGGTAAAGTAGTTGTATAGTGAGAAGGTCTTAACTGTCCTTCTTCAAAGTCAAGTGATACCCTATAATCTGGATGTAATGTGTCACTTGTAGAAAGACTTGAGAAATTATCTACGATAAATCCATTCTTAAATCTACTAAGACCACTAGTATCTCTAATCTCCATACTTGCAGTTTCACCTTCAAGCAATGAAAGTTGAGTGTAATATTCTAGGGTCTTGATTCTATCTTCAAGTACCTGAATATCTTTGAAAGTATATCTCTTATAATTTGTTTCTTTAATATCAATATCTTTATCAACATCAAAGACATACGCTTTATATGTCAATGTTGCTAATAACATTGCATCTTCAACATCCTCTGGTGTGACTGGAGAAGCTCCAGGTGATCCTTTTACAACCTGAACAACGTTGTCTTTATTCATAAAGACTTTATCAATCCTTGGAAGATAATATTGTAAACTTAGAATAGTAGTATCTCCTATTCCAGGAACTCCAATTACATTACCAGTGAAGGCTCTTGATTCATAATCAAAGAATTCTGTTCCATTCAGTGTCCATGGAGAAGCAACAGAACCAGAACCAGCAAGCTTCTCAGCAACTTGTGGTCTGAAATCTATAGTATCTCTCAATGGTTGCTCATCATAAGTTGGAATTATCTTATAATCAGTATCAGCATATGAATCTACTGTATATGGATTGACACCAGCAGTAGTTAAGAAACGGTCAAATATAACTAAGCACTGATGTGTAGGTGCAGCATAATTTGCCTTTCTAACAAGACTTGAATAATCATAGAACTGATCTCTCTGACCATTATCTAAATCAAAACTATCAGTTATATCTTTTGCACCAGGAACTATCTGCCCTGTGACAATTTTGAAAGTGGAAGAAGGTGCTGTTATAGTCTCTGCATCTGTAAATTTATCGTCATCTACTGGAATAAAGTATACTTTATTGTTTGTACTGTCGTATGAAACGACTCTTGCCCTAGAACCAGAGTCATCACCTGTGATAACATCATCTACAGCTATAGTTCCAACTAAGTTGGTAAACTGTAGGTTGGGTACCATCTCATTGATAGTAGCTGTTGCATTTGTAGATTCATAGATTGCTTTAATCTTGAATACATCACTACATCCCAAAGATATCCTAGCATCATCTACTCTATATCCATATCCATCATTCTCAGCATTCTCTTGAGTTAATCCATTGACAGCTGCAACTACACTCTTATCGAGTTTCAGGATCTTCATCCTTTCAGTCGTTTTAGCTTTAGCAGATCTATCAGAAGCATATACTGTAGCAACTACATCAATAGTTTGTCCATTAGTAAGACCAGTTACTGTGACAGTCTGTACATTAGCTGATGTACCATTAAATCCAGGTGCTTGGAAGATATCACCTTCATTAGTACCACCAGTAACAGACAGAATGAAGTCATCATTATCTGCAGCATTCTTGAATACAAGTCCAGCACCAGCATTGAATGCATGGGTTGTTCCTGATACTGTACCACTAATAGTCTTTCTAAAGTATCCAGCTGGATTAACAGTATTATCCTTATTAGTATTCTTTACTGCTTCAAACCCAAGTGGAGTAATAAGCTTATTCTTTTGTGCTTCCTTAATCTCAGCACGAGATCTAATTATAGAACTAGTAATAGATCCTGTAGCCATTGGATCCGCACCAGAACCACCAGCCTTAATAACATCCATTACATAGGCACTAGTAATACTAGTAACCTTAACCTTCTGTGCAACACTATTGTTGGAGAATTCAATGATGTCTCCTACTTTTAGTTGACTTTGGAAATTAGAAAGTTGTGCTGTAATTGTAGCAGTCTGTGTAGCACCACTACTTCCAAGGTTTGAAATAATAGCAGCAGATCCAGGAAGTGCAACTCTTACATCTAATTGTGCATCAGCACAACCATTAGTACCATACTTATATGATTTTACATCACGGAAATCGTAAGTTGTGACAGCAGCAGCAGTATTAGCTAACTGCCCTAATTGAGTTCCACTACTTGCTTTGTTTAGGTCTAAATACTCATTCTGAGTAAAAGTACCTACTACATCGATAAGAAATCCTTGTGGAGCTGCAGAACCACCATTAGCATCCTTTGCTACGTATCCAGTAGCACCAGAAGTTCTACCTACAACGAAATCACCAATATGCCAATTTACAGCACCCTGACAATCTAATCTAGTGTAGAATTTTGTATCTAATATATTAGCTCTATAAACTGTAGTGGCACTATTAACAGTACCTGATTCATAAGCAGCATTAAGTACTCTAGTCTTACCAATAGTATTACCAGCAGGAGTACCTGGTGCAGTTATTATTTCATCTCTAAGTTCAATACTTTCATATATTTGTGGCAATTCATAAGTCTTAGTTAAGAAAACATAGTTACCAATATCAGTTGTAATAGACTGATTATCCGCACCTGTAAATGTTCTTGGCTTAGCTACATCCTTATATGTTGTAGATAATCTCTCTGTTCTATAACCAGAAACATATGCAGATCCACCAGATAATTGGACAGCTATATTATCTTCAGTTGGGGTATTACCATCTCCTGTAGTAGCAGTTGATGGATATACACCATTATTGAAACCATCATCAAGGTTTTCTCTTGTATCTATATCAAACTTCTTAACGTAATAGTTTCCAGATTCTTCTTTAGTTCTTGTTGCAAGAACATCATTAATAAATCCTAAATCACTACGTTCTACTTTCTTTTGAATCTTACCAGTATTGGTTCTAAGAAGTTCAATAAAGTCAGCAGAGTTAGGATCTGTTAATGCTTTCTTTACGAGTGTTAGATTGACTTTAAATCTATCTGCACCTGGTGCTGAGAAGTTTGTGCTACCTATAGCATTATCATAGAGGGTAGCATCCTCATCTGCAGTTATAATTCTTTCTTCTACCTTAAGACCAACCTTATATGAAGGTATGGTACCATACTGATCTAATATAAGGATCTGCTCTGCTACAGGAACAAAGTATCCTCTAACATAGTAAACACCAGCACCAATATTACCAGTTGAACCTCTGCTATTTGCAGAAGAGTTCAGGAGCTGTGCAATAGGCGTTCCAGCAGCAATAGTTGTAGAGGCATAAGTAATATCACTTTCACAAGTAAAAGTTTCACCGTCAGTGAACGTAGACGTGACATTATCGTTTGCTTTCTGTAGATAATTTAAGTAAAATGTAATATTATTCTTCGTAGAAGTTGTAGCACTTATTGAAAATAGTACACGAGCTCGAACCCCAGAGGTTGAACCTTTAATAACTAATCCATCA